TCGCTCCAGGACCAGCCGGCACGCGGTCATGTCCCCGGCCTTGGCTTTGTCGAGCACGACCTTTGCAACGTCAGCAGCGCCGGTTGCCAGTTGGGCGCGGATCTTCTCGGTTTTGCCGGATCGCCCCCCAGGGTTGCCAGACTGCCCCGGCTTCCACCTGCCGCTGTTCTTAGGCTGGGTCAATGGATATGCCCTCGTCGGTGGGCAGAAGCGCGTCAGCGAGGCGCTGAGCACGTTGGCGGGCCTCCTGCTCGCTGTCCCCGGAAAGAATGGCCAGCGTCCGCCCCTGGTGCTTAAGGCGGACGTGGAACAGCGGCGGCAGTCCTTGGAGTGCGCGGTGGGCGGCAATGCCCTGTTCGATAGGTCGCAGCATCACCAGCGGCTCGGCACCAAGTCATGCGGCAGCACGTCGGCCAGGTCGCGCACCTTGAAGTCAACGAACTTGCCGTGCAGGTGGAGCAGGCCGGACGGCAGCGCCTCAATCACGATGCCCAGCTCTGCGGCGCGGCGCCGGACGCCTTCGCGGGCGCGATCACGCTTGTTCATCTTCTTGCTCTGCCTGGCGGCGCTGGATCATCTCGATAGCCTCGGGGGCTGTCTTCACCAGCTTGTTCGCGTGCTCGCCGGCCAAAGCCACCTGATCGTCAAGCGGGGCGTGCGTCTCGCCGGCAATGATCGAGAATGCCTTTTCGACTGCCTTGCTGGCTGCGTCCAGTTCCTCGGCCTCTTGAGCGATGGCGCGGGATTCCTCGGGGTGGGCGCGCTCGATCGCCGCCGATGCGATGCGGCCGTACTCTGCATCGCTCAGGCCAGACAGGAAGGCCGGCAGACGTAGCACGGCCTCAGTAAGGCGCGGCTGCTCGCCATTAACCAGCATGATCGCGCGAGCCGTCGCGTTCGGCATCGATGCCAGCTTGCGGGCGATTTCCATGTCGATCAGGGCGGTAGCGGCGTCGCCGTCGCGGTACGGGGTCACGGCTGCCAGGCGGTTGGCGCGTTCCTTGTGGGCGGTGCGCAGAGCTTCCAGGCGGGCGGCCGACTTGGCCAGGTTCTTCAGGCTATCCAGACCGGCGCCGCGGCTGTCCTCGCGTTTGGCCTGGTCGCTCAGGCGGGCATCACCCTTGATGCGGTTCATGCGCAGAAAGGTGTTCTCGATCTCTCGCGCGGTGCTTTTGGTGATGCCGTACAGCTCTGTATCTGTCCGGCCTTCCCAGATAGCAAGGATGCGGTCCTTGCCGTTAACGATGCTGGTGATTCTTTCCATGGTTGGTCCTTATGCGGCCGTCTGGCCGGCGTCTGTCAGGTAGTACGTGGCCACGTTCGGGTGCTGGAAGCCTTGGGAATCCTCGACGGTGGCGCGGTGCGATTGGATCGGGTGCCCATCTGCGCGCAGCTCCGCAATACGCGCACCAGGACGGCAGATATTCAGTTCTGCGGTGATCTCGAAAGAGTTGATCGGGCCAGCACGCAGCCGCTCCAGAAGTCGGCGGCATTGGCTGTTTGCGCTCACGTCTCGCAGGTTCTTGGGGCGGCTGTCATTCATGCGGCAACGCCTCCAGCCGAGAGCGGGCGATTCTCTGCAAGGGCGATCAGGAGCGCGGCGGCTTGGACGTTGCCTTGATTGGCGGCTGAGCGCAGGCGGTCGTAGCAGGCGGCAACCTCGGAGCGGGTCGGGCGGTGCTGGCGGCCTCGGGTTTTGGTGGCTTCTTTCATTGGTGCGGCCTCATGTAAACAAAAGCGACGTGTCGTTTTGCTTTACATATATTAGGCCAAATAAAGCCTATTGCAAGCGCTTTTAACTGGTTGGGCATACAGTGGTTTTCGCAGGACACAAAAAACCCGGCGCAGTGGCCGGGTTCCTGGTGGTGCTGGCGGGTCAGGGGAAAGTGATTTGCAGCCGTTCGGCCAGCCTCTTGACCGCTGTAGCGGTGAACTCTGCGCCGCGCCGTGTCTTCATCCCGCGCCGGTTCAGGTAGTCAGCACAGGCGACCAGGGTCGTTATGCCGTCATGCCGTGCGGCCTTGATGCTGTCGGCTACGGTCTTTGCGTAGGCATCGGCGGCGCTCACTGCTGCGGCCACGGCAGTTCCAGTTCCCCGCTTGTGTGCCACAGCCCGGCCAGCGTCCCGGCGCTTGATCTTCTCCCGTGCAACCTGGTCGCCGTTCTCAGCTCGCGCTTTCAGGCTGGCCAGGGCATCGCGGGTGCGGCCAGCAATAAACTCGCGTTCCTGCTGTGCTAGAGCGGCGTAGATGTGGAGCTGGAAGGCGTCGGCGTCTGGCATGGTCGCCACCTTGAACGGCACTCGCTTCATCAGGCCAGCGATGTGCTCAACGTCACGGCTCAGGCGGTCCAGCTTGGCCACCACCAGGACGGCGCCCAGCTCCTTTGCCGTGTTGATGGCCTTGATGCACTCGGCGCGCTCGGTGGGGGCGATGGTCCCGGACGCGGTGTCTGTGAACTCTGCGACCAGCTCCCAGCCCTTCGACTTCGCCGCTTGGGCGATGTAATCGCGCTGAGCCTCGATGCCTAGCCCGCTGTCGCCTTGGCGCTCTGTACTCACTCGCAGATAGACAACGGCTTTCATGGTGCCCCCTTCGCGTTTTGTAGTGCCGTGTAGTGGCTTGGGCCTAGTATTGTCATTCCTTAGACGAGCGTCAACGGTTTGATAAGAGATAAAATCGAATCAGCCCGAATAAACCAGAATCAGCCAGAGAGGCCCGTGCAGCGCTTACCGTGACCTTACCGTGCCGCCTTAGTGTTTCCTTAGCGTGCTCCGTCCAAACCTGTCCAAAACCGTCAAGGTCCGGTCAAAGAAAACATCGCCTCCAGCCCCGGAAAATCGCGGCCGGCGCCTTTGACGCACGCTTCCTGGAATTTGGACGGCTCGCACCTGCTCCGGCCTGCTGTCAGGTGGAGCAAACGCCGAATCTGGCGTCTGGCTGAGGCGGTAGAGGTGACGCGGAGTCACATCTAAACGTGATGGAATCCCACATTTAAATCCCTCGCATTCGAGGGGTTAGCCGGTGCTGGTGGGGGCGCGGTAAATACCCCGAATCAGGGGGATTTGATCTCCGAACAATTCGGGGCGGAAACCCGCTTCTCCACCAATGGCGGGAAAGTGGGATGGCTCAGATCCGATCCATCCGCCGACGGCGGGCGAGCGAGACGTGCTCAATTCTGAGCGCATTAAAAACCCCGCTCGGTGGCGGGGTCTGGTGGGGTTTAACTGTCTCGGCGTTTTCGCTCCCGGTCGGTTTCCAGGGCCAGCGCTCCGACAATCTGCGCGAGGCGGTCTAGCTGCTCGTCGCTGAGCTGCGACACGTCCAGGTCATCCAGGGCGTTCAGCAGCGCATCACGCTCCCGGCGCTGAGCAAAGCCTGCATCTTCGAACGGATCAATCATTGCGCGGTTTCTCCTTTCCGGCGCTCCAGTTCGTACTCGGCGCCGTTCGCAACGTCCACGAGCCTGCCGGATAGCGTGCCCAGCGAGTTAATAAGCCAGCCGATATTGCGGGCGGTGTCGTTGGATAGCTCGCCAGCGTCGGCGGTCCAGGCCAGTAGCTCGCCAATTGCGGAAATGCCGTGGGCCACGGTCAGCGCCTCGCATTCAGCGGTGCGCTCGATGGCGTCCAGATCATCAGTGGACAGACGGCCCATGCGCAAAGGATCGGGCAGCAGGTGACTCCAGCAGACGGCGCTCATTTGGCACCCCCTACGGTATCAGCCTGCGCTTGCAGTTCACTGGCGCAGCGATCCATGTAGTTAGCCAGATCATCGGCCAGGTACTGCCCCAAGCTGGCCAAATCCTGCGCACGGCTTACGCGTGCCTCCAGCAGGGCGGGGCTTGGCTCAAGCTCCCCGTGAATCGCAGTCATCAGGGCGCCAAGCCACCGGGCGTGCTCTTTTCCATAACGGATCTGCTCGATTGCGTCGTCGGCGATGCTGGCCATATCGGCGTGGCGGTGGCTCATTGCAGCACCTCCACGCGCACAGCCCCGATCCCTACCAGGGCGGACAGATCGGCCAGCCGGAACGCTGCCGGCAAGTTGAGTTGGCCCAGGACTTCCCCGGCCAGGTTGAACAGTCGAACGGTGATATTCTTGCGTTGCATATCGGCGTGCCTCTCAGTGGTTGCCGGTGTGTAGCTGGCCTGGTGTTGGTAGCACCGGGTCAGCACCTTCTCTTACTTCTCGTCGCGCTCGATGATCTTGGCGCCGGCGCAGAATACACGGCGCTCTGCCATCCATTCTTCGGCCTCGCACTGCATGTCCCACTCGACCAGCGTGCCCGGCTCCCCGGTCGTGCTGCTCACCGGCCCCCAGCCATACGCGCCTTGCCCGGCGTAGTAGTGCAAAGACAGGCCGTCCAGGACAAGACAATAGGTCATTGCTTCTCCTCCTTCAGTCGCATCTCGATCCCCTTGGCGATCAGCATTCGCAGCGCATCAGCTCGGTTAACAGGAATGCCGCTCTGTTTCTCCAGGCGTTCGCGCAGTTCGTCCACTTGCTTCAGGGTTTCGTCAGGTAGTCGGAGCGTCAGGTGTGCCATTTGTGTTCCTCCGTGTTCTGACAGGGCACACAATAGAACACGCGAGAACACAGGTCAACAGGCAGATGGTCCCGTTCTGGACCACTACCCCGAAACGGGGGCGCGCTCCTGGTTGAAATCTGGCGAACTGGCGGCGGGCATTACTGCGGAATTTTCGTAGTTGTCCGAGTCGGACAGGTTGGTCTGTCTCGCGTGTACACGGTGGCGGAAACCCAGCCGGTTAGGGTTGGGTTCCCATCCAGGGCGGAGCTGGTCAAAGGCTCGTGCATACCTGATAGGCCACGAATCGGCAGAGCACGCCCCGGCATTGAAGCGGTTTTACCTTGATCGGAAAGTCATCGAGCACCGCCGGGTGTTCGAAGGCCCACAAGCAGGCCATTTACACCCAAGGCCAGGCGGGCACCCAAGGAACCACCAACCCCAACCCCTTAGCCGGCAAATAGACCACTCAAAACAGCCTCTAGCCCAGTAACCACGCGGGTTACAGCCGATTCGGTTTCGTGGATAAGGTTCGGTTTCGTGGACATGGTTAGAGCTGCTTTCCGTCCATGTCGATCTGTAGGCCGGTGGCTTTCTGAATCGCGCTTTGAAGCCCTGCCATATCGAGCCGGGTTGTCGTGGTGAACCCGTCATGTTGCAGCAGCACAACGCTTTCCCCGGCGTACTGGATGCAAGCGCGCAGCACCTCGCTTTCCAGCCCTTGCAGGATGTGTGCAAGTTCCTTTGCTGCCAGATTCGATTCGCCCGCCTCTGGCGAGAAGGTGCGGCCGGCATCGTTCACCAGCTTGTCGGAGCGGTGAACCTTGCGGCTCTTGTCCCGGTAATAGTCCAGTACCAGGGCGCGGGCCTTGTTCATGTCGGCACATAGCGGCTTCACTGCCTGCCGAAGCGCGGGCAGATGATCTAGGCCAACAATCTCAGGAATGCGCGCTTTGGGGTCTTCACTCTTAACCGAGGCGCCGAAGATCAGAGCCAGCAGGACTTCCTTCGCCTTGGCGATGCCCTGCTCTCTGCCGTATGCGCTGATAAGCCCGGTGCGGAGCGCCATGGCCTTCCTGTAGGGCGTTTTGGTTTGCAGGTAGCGTTCTATCTCTGGCAGCTCTATCTCCTCGTCACGGGCCTTTGCGGCGCGTTTGGCGAGCTTGTAGAGCAACTGCCAGTGCATGTTCTCGCCGTCATACTCCCAGCATCCACGCAACGCGGCGCGCTTCACCTCACGCACGCAGCCGGCCAGGGAGAAACCATTCGGGTACAGGCGCCCCGATTCGGCCTCTGCATAGGTGACAGGCACGGCGAAACCCTTGCCAGGCGATGCGGCGGCAAAGTGAAGCATCCGGGCGGCAGTCAGCAGGACATCACGAACGCGCGGAGCGGCCTTTCTGCGGCCTGCTGCGGCCTCCCTATCATTCCAGTCGGCATAAGCCCACTCGAAGCCCTGCGGAGCTGGTAGCCCCTGCTGCCAGGCATGACACGCCTTTATCAATCGGAACAGGTTGTCGCCGTCGATTGGGATATACGCCTGCACAGGCAAACCCCGGAACCGGCTTTTTGACTTGCCGTCCGCTGTCATCGGGCTGATTGCTGTTCTCGGCTTCCGCATGGGCTGCCCCTCAAAATCTATTAGCCTGCACAGAATGAAGTCGCCAAAGGCCCAGCGTTCCAGCAAAGCATAGGCGTCATCCGAAAGTTTCCACGCTCTGGACTTGCCGGGCGCGTGCTCGTCTTCCAGTACGAACCATCCGCCAAGCGCGGCGTTCACCTCGTGCCACTTGCGACCGAAAGCCCGGCGCAGATCTTCCCAGAAAAGACACTGGGCGTCGTCTCTCTCGGAGTGCCGGTAACGCTTGCTGTCGTGGTTGAAGGTGTAGACCGCAATGGCGGCCTGCTGTCTCAATGGAAGCGCAGCAAATGCCGGGCTATTGGCTGCCAGGTATTCCGCCAAGCTCGAAGGTATTACCCCATGTCGGGCGTTTTTGGGGTTTGCTGCTCTGTTGGCTGTTGCCATCCGATGACTCTCGCTTGTGCGCGAGATTCAGACTGGCGGGCATATACTGGATGAATTTACAAGCTGTACGGGCTGCCTGTTTTCCTCTAGTATCACTCCCGTCGAATATGAATCTCACTTGCTCGGTGGTGATTCTTAAAGCCCGCTGCCCTGCCAGGCATTGCGGGCTTTTTCGTGTCCGCTCGAAGGCGGCTTTCGCAATCCTACCCCTGCCCCTTGTGCTTGTCACGTTTCGCCCTCCCCAACATCTAGTGATGCCAAAAGGTCAGCGAACGATCTTGCAGGACCGGACGGGGGTTTCTGGCCCCCCTTCTCCCCCAATGGGGGCTTATCCGGCCTGTGCTCGATCAGGCGCAGCTCAGCACGCAGCCCGGCCACTTCCTCGCGCAGCAGACGCAGTTCCTCCAGGAGCGGCTGTAGCGCGTCTGTCGGGTATGTCGGGTCAGCCACTGGCGCCGGGTGTCGGGTGTCGGGTTTTGCTGTCTGGTCTGTCGGTGGCTCGCCCCATACGCGGATCGCTTCTGACAGGTCGATAACCTTCTGCCCTTTCCCGTCCAGCCCAGCAGATACGCGGCCTCGCTCGACTGCCTCATAGACGGTTGAGCGGTGCATTCCGTAGAGCTTGGCAAGTCTTCCGAGTGTGAACGCTGGCATGTCGGGCGCTGCCGGGTAGGGTTGTCGGTTGCCCGACACTCTAGCAGCCTGTCGCCTGGTCAGCCCGCTTGTCATTCCTTAGACGGTCGTCAGTGGTTTGATTGAATAAAGCCAAAATAGGGCAAATCTGCCAAATCGCTCCCGTGCGGCAACGCGGGGCGACCTTAGCTGGCCTTAGCGTCACAGCCCCAACTGGCGAACGATGGCGGCAGGGTCGGTGCCTCGCTGAAGCGCGCGGCGGGCGTCCCTGGTCATCTGGTCAATCGCGTCGCTCTCGAAACGCTCAGCCATCCGGCACGCCTTCTTGACGATCAGCACGGCCAGTTCGCGGGGGAAGGGTTCCCGCTGCTCTTTCGGTCGCCCGTAGCCTATGCCCATCAGTCCACCGCCTTTATCCAGCCTCGGAAAACGCCGTCTAGCGCCTCTTGAGCCTCGTTCGCCACCTCGACCTCTAGCCGTCGAGCAAGCATGAGGTACTGGCCGTCCAGCTTCCCAGGGTAGAGCACCGCGGCGCATACGCGCCCGATCAGCTGCTTGGTTTTTTCGCCGGCAATCCTGTTGCCCGCCACGGTGTAAACCCCCTGCTGATTTAGGAAAAAGTTTTGGATGTGCCCCGCGAGCTCGCCCCCAAGTGCAATTCTGTCTTCCCTGGTGATTTCCGCTTCGCTGCTCATTACTTGCCACCTCCATAAGCCGACCAGAGCAGTCCGCCCGGGCGCATCTCCTTCTCGATCCTGGTGAAGGTAATGGCGTTGACCGTCGCCGCGATCGTCTCGGCGTAGCGCCGGGATTCCTCGCCGGACGTGCTGTCCGATGCCTCTACGTGGATCTCGTTGTGCAGTGTGATTTGGGGGGCTGCGCCGCCACCGTTCTTGCCGGCCAGGTATTCCTTCAGGTCGGAGTTCGTGCGCCGGTCGACGACCCGTTCACCCTTGTCGAGTAGCCAGGTGCCTTCCTTCGGGATGTTGTCGATACCGTCGTGCGCCATACCGGAAATGGCCGTCGATGCAATCAGGCCGACCGACGCATAGCCCATCCCTCGGACCAGCGAAGCGGCGGGGATGCCCATGATGGGGCCAAGCTCTAGCGCCTTCGCTGCGGCTACCTCTGTGCTCACCACGGCTTGCGCGATGGCTGCTGCCTTGCCGGCAATGAACAGCGCTTTGTAAGCCGCAGACCCTTCCATTCCGAGCTGCTGGAACATCGCGGCGGCGTTACTGGTAAGACCCTCGAACATACTCAGCGTGGCCACGCGGTTCGCGCTCGCAAGCTCGGCCATTCGCTCGTTCGTGGTCGCGGCAATCTCGGTCACTCGGTCGGCGTACTGTTCTTCGTTGATGATCTTCTGATCGAGGAACTCCCGCTGATTTGCAAGTTCCTGCTCTCGCCACGCCACCAGCCGCTGCTGCGCCTCCATCACCTTTGCCACTTCCCCAGCGGCGCCGCCAATCTCGGGTGCCAGGCCGCCGAACTCCGGCGCGCTACTGATCGCAGACTTGGAGATCCGATCGGCCACCCGGGCACGCTCTTCCTCGGTAAGGCCTTGCATCGCCTCCAGGACCGCCAGCCGCTCACGCATCTGCTCGGTTAGGCGCTCTTCATCCGTTTGAAGGTCTGCAATGAGGCGCTGATAGGCCGCTTGGCTCTCGGTTTGGCGATCAAAAGCGGATATGGCAGACAGGGCTGCCTCTGCCTGCTTGAGCTGGGTAGCCGTTGCGCCTTGCATCTTGAGCTTGTACAGCTCCGCCTCACCAGCGGCCATTCCAAGCGAGCCGGCCTGAGTTTCGAGCGCTGCAATCTGCCGTTCAATGGCCCGCGTTGCGCTGTCTACCGTTGACGGCGGTGGTGTCAGGCCGCCAGAGCCTTCGCCCTTCGGCGCTTCCTGGCCGGGCTTGTTCGCCAGCTCGATCAGCCGATCGCGTGCTTCTTGGAAGCGCTGGACCTGCCCATTCAGTCCGGCGATCTCGGCGTCTAGCTCCTCCTTGTTCCAGAACTTGAACCGGAACAGCACCGTGTCATTGGGGTCGCTCTTGTCGAGCCTGGCGCGGGCGTCATTCAGATCGCGGATCTGCGAGAGCGTGACGCTGATTTCGTTGTTGAAGCCCTCGGCGGTCTGCTTGCTGTCACGGAAGTAATCCATGAACTCGCCGCTACTGAAGCGGTTGAGCGCGCTGGATAGGTCGAGCACGGCGCTTGCGAAGTTGCGGCTCGCGCTGGTCGTGTCATCCAGCTTTCCGACCGTCTCCACCAGCGAATTGCGGAAGGTCACCATCGCCTGTCCGGCCGTCACCTCCATCGAGCGCGACATTTGCTCTACGGCGCCTTCCTGGTCCTGCAGCCCCTTGATGATGCGCGAGGCCGTCAACTGGCCTTCGGCGCCCATCTTGCGCAGTTCCCCGGTCGATACGCCAAGGCCGCGGGCGATGGCTTGGGCGAGTGCCGGAGTGCCTTCCAGGATCGAATTGAGCTCGTCGCCGCGCAGCGATCCAGAGGCCAGCGCCTGGCCGAACTGGCGCATCGCGCCCGCCGCCGCCTGGGTATCTGCGCCGCTGAGCGCGATCGTCCGGCTGACGGTCTTGGTGATGGCCTCAACCTCGGCGAAGTTCAGGCCTAGCGCGTTGGCATTCTGCGCGATCCGCTGATAGACCTCGGCCGTAGTCTCAAGCGGCTGGTATGTCTCCATAGCCGAGCGCATGACCGCTTGCTGTGCGTATGCCAGCTGTTCGGTTGTCGTGGTCACGAGACGTAGGCGGTTGGTCAGGTTGGTGTATTGCTCGGCGGCGCGGGTGATCTCGCGCACGCTAAGTGCAGAAGCCACGATCCCGCCCGCGCGAGCGAAAGCGGCGCCCATTCGGGATGCCGCGCCTTCGGCCTTCCCCGCGGCCGCTGGCAGCTTGTCCAGCTCGGTGCGGGCCTTTGCCGCCTGGGTGCTATCTACAGAGATAACTAGTCGTGCGTATTCAGTCATGGGTGGCCCTCAGCGCGTCATACAAGCGCGCAACGTGTTCGGCAGTGGTGATGCCCTCGGGCGGCTGCTCGATGGTCAGCGCGTCGTCTGGCGTGGTAGGGGAGGCCATCAGCACGGGTACCGGGCGAATGCGGCCGGAGCGCTCGATGCGGTGGACGTGATCGAATAGGGCGTTGGCGACCGGCTCAGGATCTGGCCCCTTGAAGAACAGGCGCCGGGGCTTTCCGGCCAGGGCGAAGTCACAGGTATAGCCGGCGCAGGGAATCGATTCCTCGCCTTCCTCGCTGGCGTCTACCACGTCGATCAGGATCAGGCTGACTCGATCAGTTGTTTCGCTGCGGAGCTGGTCGGCGGTGCGCTGGATCTCGGTTCGCAGGGTCTTCAGGCTCATGCGTTGGGCCTCGTGTTGGCGGCCAGAACATCGGCCAGGGATTCCGGCGCCTGGTGGGTGCCCCCAGCGGCAGCGGCGGACAGTTCATCGATCAGTGCGCTTATCTCCCGGATGGTCTGCATCTGGTCATCGTGCGCAGCGATGCGCTTGAGCTTGGCGATCAGGGCGCGTTTGTTCACTGGCGGGCCTCCATCAGCTCGCGCAGTTCTGCCAATTGCTTCTCCAGTTCGGCCACTTCAATCACGCGGGAAAGGCTCGCCACGGCATCTAACAGCGCTTTTCCCTGGTCTGGCGCAATCTGGCCGCTGGCGATGGCGGAAAGGATGCTGCGGGCACTGGTGGGCAGGTCGGCGTCATCGAGGACGAATTTCACCGGCTCGGAGACAGGTTTGACGGCCGGCACCAATCGCTCCAGGACCAGCCGGCACGCGGTCATGTCCCCGGCCTTGGCTTTGTCGAGCACGACCTTTGCAACGTCAGCAGCGCCGGTTGCCAGTTGGGCGCGGATCTTCTCGGTTTTGCCGGATCGCCCC